ATAGAATTGGATGACATCATTAGGATACAAACGTTTAACATCTAACTTCTTAAAGTTTTCTGGTCGATAGATCTTACGAAGCTCTATCTTCAGTGATGCTTGGGACTTACTATACAACACATACTGCTCTGCTCCATCATAGGAAATCAGAAATGGCAAGTATGATCCATCTTTCTGTGCTCCCTCAGTCTTTAACATCTCAGACTGGGAGATTGTATAACGACGACGCTTCCTAGGTTTTTTCTTTGACCCTCCAAGGAGAGGATCAAAACCTGCATTAGGACCCGTGGCATCTGCTGCTGCAGTCATGCCGCCGTTTCCAACACTCATTGTAGGTGCGTCTTCATTCATTACAGGTCTTCTAGTAATTCCTTTACGTCGTTATCTATATCAACAAAGTCAAGAGATCCAGCTTGTATTTGTGGATATCTATTCAGGTATACAAGGAAGGTCTTTATGAGAGACCAGTATTCCCTTTCTAGTTTATACATGAGTAGAGGGATAGTGCCCTCGCCAAAAACATTAAACAAAATTATTAGATGATTCAGTATCAAATTGATACGGAGGACACCAGTCTTCAAATATCTTTTAAGCAGTCTCTTAAGATATTTGAATTTTTTCATGTCCTCCATAAAATCATCTACGGTAACCGACTGTGGGTTATCATAATGCTGAATGGCAAACATCAAATAGTTTTTCTCATTAAGTAAATCAAAGTGCATTATGTAAGGGTGTCAGTTATCAGGATCCGAAGGTCAACGTTGCAGAGTCAGAGACGACTTCCTCAGCACCTTTGCTGGTGTTGATCTTCACTCTATACTTATCGCCATCGTTAGCAGCAGTTTGACCACTCAGCACAAGAGATGCACTGGTTGCGCCAGACACGTTTGCGAAACGACTACTTCCAGAAGATTTCTTCTGCCACTGATAAGTGATTGTGCCAGACTGATCAACGGTTGCAGCAACAGTGAAGGTTGCAGCACCACTAGATGAGGTCTGGTTAGAAGGTTGAGTGCCGATAGTGATTGTCTCAAGCACGTCTGCAACAACTGTATCGTCTGCATCGTCGCCAGCAACAGCAGCGGTAGCGTGGACGAATGCAATACACTCAGCTTTGTGACGGGTGTCACCTGCAGCGGTCTGGTATGACTCATAAAGCCACCAACCAGGACCCCAGATGCCACGAGCTTTGTTAGCAGCGATTGATTGCTCAGTGTCGTCAACGAATACGAGGTCACGAGAGCGAGAGTCGCCACCCTTGACTACGAATTCTGCAACTGCCTTAGGGGCAGTCCTGCGGACAGCACCAGCAAGAGCACTGTCAGTGCTACCTGCATACGCTTTGTGTAACTCGATTGAAGTTGTGCTTGTAACTTCTCTAACAATATATGCAACGCTAGAGAGCTCAATAATGTCGCCAACGACGACTGTATCCGCAGCATTCTTAGTAACAGTGGCGTCACCATTGGTGACCGCTACGTTGTTTCCGAAAGTTGCGGCATCAATTTTTCCAAAAATTGCCATTGTACTCCGTGTAGAAGATGTTCCTATAAGTTATTTATAGCTATTCTTCTTTCTGAAACAAGAGTGATTCAACGACATCGACTGCTTTGTCATCAAGTTTGTTGTCCGTGGTCGATGCCAACGAACGCAAAACCTCTACCAGATACTGACGCACTTCGTCTTTCTGGAGGAGATTACCGATTGTCTTCTTTGCTAATGGTAGGAGTAATGCCCACATAGATCAATCCTCATAGGGTTTAATCTATATATGCGATCACTTACCACCCATTCTTTTTCGGTCGAAATCGATTGTAGCTTGCATCATCTTCTGCTTCATGCGCTCTTTAGACTTTGCTTTCGCTTCAGTATCATCTGCCTTCTTCATAGAAGGCGCACATGTTTCTTCTTTTTTGACAGCAACATCTTCGCCAGGCTCATACCACTTGCCATCGCCGTCAGAATCCTGCCAACGTTTGCCTGCCTTCGCAGCTTTAATGTGTTTGTCTTTCTTCTTAGCAGCTTCTTTGAGTGCTTCAACGCTACTCTTGAGTCTACTTCTTAAATGCTCGGACATAAGATCCTCTTTTTTTGGATTGATGGTGACATTTCCTTTCTTGGTTGTCTTTAGAGATGATTCTTTGTGACCAACGGGTTTCATTCCATCTCCCCCATCTTTTGCAACTCAGCTTCAGTAAACAATCCTGAGTCGGACAGTTTATTTATAAAACTTTCATTGCTCTTCTTGAGATTTGCCTTGCGGTAAGCAAGATCTGCCCTAGCGCCAGAGGTCATACGACCTTGACCAGCAGGTTTTTTGCTGCCACCAGCAGGATTAGGACCAGTGCCTTTCATACTACGCGAAGCGTAGGATGCACCACTACCTTTACTGTCACCTGAGACCATCTTGCCGCCATCGGAGCGACTGTCTTGATACTCTTTCTCAGACTGACCGTGTTTACCTTTGTAAATCTCATCAATTTCTTCTTCTTTGACACAGTTAGGGACTTGCTTTCCGCCCTTAGTCTTTGTGCCCTTTGCTTTGTATCCGTCCCAGCATTTACTGGCACCAACATTCTTGCGTGCTTGCTTGAGACCTTCTAGCATTTCATGATGGAGGTCTTCGATATCGATGCCAACCACTTCTTCTTTCTTGGTGACACCCAAGTCAGCAGCATCTCTCGCTGACTTCTCGCCTTTCTTACCGACAACGATGTAACGACCGTCTGCCTTCTTACCAGTGATGAGCATAGAGTCACCACCAGATTGGACAACACGACCTACATTTCGGTCATCCTTATGCTCTGCCTTCTTCTTGTTGACAGTATTGCGATCAACTTGGAATCCTGCATAGCCTTCTACTGTAGGCTCATAAGCATCGAATGCTTCCATCACTTTCATGACACCTGTGTGGAGTCTCTGTGATTTGGGAAGGACATCTTCTTCGATTGCCTTGAGGATATATGCCTGCTCGGTAGGATTGTAATCCATCAGTGCCGCAGACACCAGCATTTCTAACGTCATGTTTCTAAACCGAAATGAATTTCGTATTACTATTTAGTTTCAGCAGTTTTTCTAATTGAAGCAGTAAATTCTGAGAATTTGACAGGTTTCTGACCAGGTGTCATATTCTGTAATGCTTCTCTGTATCTATCAGTGCCTGCTTTCCATGTGTTGCCACTGCCATCGTCAGCACTGTAGTTGCTTTGATCTTTAGTAGTGTCAGCAGCTCTTGCTTGGACTTCAGCATCAGACATCTCAGTCACATGCTGCAACCATGCACGGTGCTCACCACCGAGACCATCTTCCATGATGATGTAGTTAGGACCACGGTGGACGATCTTACCGACCACACCACTGTCGTCATGCTCTACAATAGCACCAACCTTATAGATCTGGTTGAGCATATAGTAATCACGGAAGGCATCGAAGTCTAGTTTAGGTGCGTATGTCCAGACAGATTCATGGACTGACTCACCCTTCTTACCTTTCTTCGCCTTTGCTGGAGGTGTCATCCCTGCGATGACATCTGCCATTAGTTTTTTAGAGTCTTTGTATCCACCAGTCCCAATATGGAAGTTGTCATGATCTCCCCCTTGGGCATGCTTTCGCATTGCGGATGCAGACAGATTCTCGATAGGATCATCAGAATCAGTAGAGCGAGCACCTGCAGACTTAATGTTAATAGACTTGAAGTCATAGTGCATACCATTATATTTGTTTGTGAGTTTCTCAAACTCCTTCACACGGTCATCACCGACCACCATAGTAACGTGCTCATGTCCTTCATCATGAAGGTCACGAAGAATGTCAAAGATATTTCTATGTGCTTCGTTGTTTTGGATAGCATCTTTGTGCCCCTTAAACATCTTACGCATGTGGTCCACCTTCTGCTGTGCAGACAATGGATTCTTTTTATGGTCCTGAGATCTAGATGGGTAGATACGATAGTTACCTGAGTCACCACCGTGTGCCTTCACTGCATCAAGAAGTTTACCATGACCTGCATGAGGTGGGTTAAACCTACCGAAGGTAATAGCGACATGTTTGTCTTCTATTTTTTTGTCAGCGGCAGATGACCTTCCCTTCGCAGACGTAGAAGGTTTCTTAGGCTTCTTCGCTGCCTCTGTTGCCTCCCTGATGAATTGAATAAATCTCATTTTCCCCAATCTTTTGCGACGGTGAAGTTTGCTCTTGAAAACTCTAGACGATCAACAAGTTTGATTGCTTGTCCATCCATGATTGCAACAAATCCTTCTGGACTTGTGACACGGTATCCTTTCTCGTCTTCCAAGAAAGTACCCACGCCTTCAATCTTCTTGAGTTTATTTATCACTTGCTCTTTTGCAGCGATAAGGTCTTTGAATCCAGTAAATGTGTGGATCATTACAGACTTATTATTATTTAGGTAACTGAGAGCGTCAACCTTACGACGCTTCCATTCTTGCTGTGATTTCTCAGTCTTTTTCTTCTTGATCTCAGCGTCATACTTATTGGTCACGAAGTTGATATAACCAGAGGCGATACCTTCTGCAGTGGGGATTTTGCCACCACGAATAACTTGGTTGAAATAGATCTTGAAGAGAGCAGGAGGTGAAAAGGTCTGTGGTCCACCTGCCTTCTGGATCTGATCTAGAAACTTCTTACCCTTGACAAGACTACGTTGTGCCTTCTGAATAGTGCTGTTGAGTCTAGTGATCTCACCACCTGTAAGATTTGCAATACCGTTAGTATTCTGGAAGGTAGAGGAGAAGACTGCAACGTCTTTCACACCCTGCATACCAGACACATCAACACCGAAACCAGCACTCATCTCACCGATGGTGGATCCTTTATAGGAGGTGTGGAATACAATACCGAGTTTGCTGGCAGCAACCTTCTGTCCCAACTCAGAGTGCTTTGGAATCACATAGGTGATAGTGTTGGGTTTGAAGTGGTAGCAAGGACGACCACGCATTGCAATGACTGTGGGTCTCTTAGTGTAGAGCAAGTCACCTTGGATCACTCCTTTGATAGGGAGTTTGCCGAGTTGATCGAGACACGCTTTAAGAATGCCATTGAGAGCACCATCATAATGGAAGTCAATGTCAGCATAGGAGTAACAGATCTTAGGGTTAGTCTTATTAAAGACTGACTTGTTACCCACGAAAAACAACCCTGTCTCAGGATCTTTGCCACAAATAATTGCAGGAGCACCATCCCACTTGACAGTGACCTTGGTGTTGTTACCACCCTTACCAGACGTGAGCATGTCACGCAAGGACTCAAGGAATTTGATGGCGTTGGTAGCGCCAGCATATCCCTGATTGAAGATGTCGTCTTCGAGGTGCTCTAGGTGTGTGTTTTTTGCCATGCCTTTATTATACCTCCTCAGCGCCAGTACGGTTGCTCACCAGTGCCACTGGGTAAATTGCCACACGGGCACCGTTGTATCGTTGCCCATCAATATCAAATCCTCTGCCTGCTCTGTAGGTAGCAGCAAAGGCAGCTCGGTATCCTCCTCTAGAGAAGTAATCCGAGTCACCATTCCATGATACATGGTCAGAGAATGTCAGATTGAAACATGCTTCCTCACCACGTTTAGGTGTGAGTTTGGGATTGCCCTGTGCGATCATATTTACATTATCTATACCATACTTGCCCCCATAAGCAGGACCATACACAGATCTATTGATAAGTGTATTGCTCTTCACATATGAGTAGACAGGATTCTGTAGTCTGTCACCAACAATATAACCTGCAACTTTTCTTAGAAAGTTTTTAGTCTCAGCATCTTCATAGATCAGTGTAGGGTTATTGGCACTACCAGACTTAGGGGAGACACCACCATACTGCTGATAAGCAGCAGGTCCACCTGCTTTCTTGTGAGAGATAAAGATCTGATCCTTATCCTTATCATCATAGATTGCAAAGTCGGCCTTTGCTTCTCTACCTAAAACTTTTTCAGTTATATTTCTTACACCCACACAATTCTTGAAGTCACCACTAGGTGTACATATTTTAATAGGACCCAGTTGTGTAACTAGATCCTTAATGAGTTTATCTAGGTCACGCATAGCAGCTTCTTCTGCTGCCATGACATTTGTTTTGGTAGGTTTTCTGATCCTGTTGAGTGCAATATACCCAGTTTTAGATCCAACCTTTACATGTGCTACCTGCAGTTTACCAATGGTATCTTTACTGTTGCCAGCAAGTTTCATTTCTGTGCCTGCCTTTAGCACACCATGTGTATCTTTTTTGTTTGACTTAAAGAAAGTAGCATTCATATTAACTTCGACTTTAAGCACGAGGTCTTTCCACATGCGGTTGTTGCCGATGTATTTGTCGAATGCTGACTCTCCAGACGTGGACTTGCCAGACAGGACCGCCATTGAAAACAGTGACTCTACCTAGTTATTTATTCAGATGTCACCAGGTGCACGATTTTCACTGTAGTTGACATCAAACATACCCTCAGGGTAACGTGCTGCCAGTTTCAATGTGTTGATGTAAATGATTTCATCGAGACGCATGTCCAGTGCAATAGCAGCGTTGGCAACATACCACATGATATCACCCAACTCTTTCTGCAAGTGCTCTTTGTTAGCAGTGTCCCAAGGTTTACCTTGGAATTTAATCTTCTTGACGATCTCCATAAACTCACCACCCTCAGCACAGATACCTGAGGCAGCAGTGTCAAGACGCTCGATGTTACAACCTTGCTGGTGCAACTCAGTCAGGCGCTCAATGTAAGACTGATAGTCCTTACTAGCATTAGAAGTTACACGATCAACAAAATTGCAGTAACGATCAAGGTCAACCTCAAACTTCTCTTGCTTGCCTGCCTTTGCCTGTGCTGCCTTCTTCTCGGCAACCTTCTTCTTAGTCTTAGGAGCAACAACATCAGGATTGTTGAGCATCTCCTCTGGAGTCTTAGGGGTAGAGTCTGCTACCTGCTGAGCACGCTGCTTCTCTTCTTCAATCTTCTCCTGTGCTTGTCCAGAGATCTTCTCAGTCTCTGATTCCAATTCATAATTAGGGTTACCTTCTTGGGTAAACTTGTTAGGGTCGCTCATACTTTGAATCCGTCAAAACTTTTTTTAGTATCGGTGAATGCATCTTCACTGATGTCACCAGCATCAATGATGTTGTCTTGGGCAGACTGATCACAATCATACAATCTCATCTTCGCCCTGTCAATCCCTACCACGAATCGTTTGAATACTGTGGGATCATTGTATCTATTTTTAAGTTGCTTGACCATGATCTGACCAAGTTGCTCCATCTCTTCTGTGGATATAAGCGCGACCATAAGGTCAGCAGTAGCAGGAAGTCCAAAAGACTCGCTAGTATCAGTAAGCTCCACGTCAGAATTGCCATAACCACTCCTCGTTGTTTGTGTAGCAGAGACGATAGGGACATTCAACTTGCCAGCGAGTCCTCTCAACTCCTCTGCGATGGACTTAACATATGTATAGGAATTTACTGCAGTGCCTTTGTAACGTGATGAAGCACAGATATTAAGGTAGTCAACAAATACAATGTCAGGATGGAATCCTTTCTTTAGAGACAACTCATTTAAGAGTGCCTCAAAATGTCCCACATGTGCAGACGCTGTGGGATATTCTTTAATAACCAGACGACCTGTGGTCTTCTTCCTGAGAGCATCCACCTTCTTGGTGTATCTCTCTTTGGTTAACATGGGATCCGTTAGTTGTTGGATCGGGATGTCGAGGAGGTTTGCGTCAATTCGCTCAGCAATCTTTTCCTCTGCCATTTCAAGTGTAATGTAGAGTACGTTGCGCCCCTGTAGGAGCGTGGCACTAGCGCAGTGGCACATGAATAAAGACTTCCCGACGCCCGTGCCAGCAAGGGCGATATTGAGAGTCTTGTTAGGTAAACCACCTTTTGTAATTTTGTTAAAATAGTCGATGTCAAAGGGAATCTTCTCCTCTTTTCTGTGGTAGAAATCGTAACGTGCTTCCGCATCTGAAATATAATCGTGACCTACATGATCATCAAAACAGACGCCCAATGCCTCAGACATAATGCTGGGGATAGCGTCCTTTGTCCTTGTCTTATCTTGCCCATCAGCAATCTTTACCGACTCCATGAGAGCGAGGTAGACTGCTCTTTCTTTACACCATTTCTCAGTGGTCTCCATTAACCACTCATCATTATAAGTATCACGGTCTAGGTTATCAAGGAAGGTTTCAATCTCCCTGAAAGTATCTTCCGTAATGTCACGTCTCTTTTCAATCTCAATCTTCAGAGCATTAGGCTCTGGATTGACATCATACTCACTAATATATTCCTGAATCGTCTGAAACAACAGACGATTAGTAAACATATCGAAGTATTCATCTTTAATGAAAGGCAAAACCTTTCGACAGTAATCTTCCTCAAGGATAAGTTTACTGAGTGCAATCTCTTCGATCTTTAGACTCATTGATAATGTAGATAGGTGGTCAATTCATACTTGTCGTTACTGACAGGAGCGTTGTCCGAATAGGGAAACGTCCATCCAGGTGGATATAATACCACATCACCTTGCTGTGGTTTAATTTTGAGTCCGACTTGAGGGAATTCCATCTCTCCACCTTCCTCAACATCATTGAGAAAGATTTTGTATGCTAGAAATCTCTTAGCAGAGTCAGCATCCCCAACATCAATATGGAGACCGAAGTTATCTCCAGTATCGACATTATATTTATTCAATTTGATTTGCTCAAGATTATTTTTAGATGCCCAAAACTTTTCACAGTCCATTGCTCTCATGTATTCATGGGCAGACCATTGGATAATAGGCACAATCTGTTGTTGGATTGCATTCCATTCATTATCACCTTGGTCTGCTAAGAAAGAAAGATTGATGATGTTGTATTGTGGCACACCATCATCCCATCGCATTATCTTGTCGCAGTTGTCTGCTTTGTGGATTGCATTACGACATACATTTGGATCGAGTGATTTGGGATAGACCTTAATCCATTCCTTATGATCCATATGAAAACTCCTGCTCCGCTGCCTTGTCCAATTTCATCATTACTTCTGACGTGAAATACTTCTCGGGATCAGCGAGAATAGACTTAGGATAAACAGAAGATTCACCAACCTTAATGCGATTCCCGACCCGCTGGAAGACTCCGTATTTCTCACCCAATTCCAGTAGTCCATAATAACGGTCCAATCCACGCTCGTCGTAATAGAGTCTGGTTTCAACTTCAGAATTCTCCTTACTCAAACGAGACTTAGCAGTCTTTGCTTTGATAATGTTTCCAATAACTTCCTTTCCATCCTTCTCTTTTTTCTTTGAGAGATAGATGATTGTAGATGCAGCATACTTGAGTCCACTGCCTCCACCCATTTCCTTTGTAGGGACATAAGATCCAATAACATCGTAAGTGTGGTTAGTAACGATCATGGGCACGTTTGCTTTGCCCAGTTTGAGAGTAAGCACACGGAAGATAGATTTAACTACCTGTGCCCGTGACATATCGCGAGTCTCTTTACCCGCTTCGGTGTCCTCAATCTCCTTAGAGGTTGAGAGCATTCCTAATGAGTCTAGCACAAACATCATAGGTTGGCGAGATTCTTCAGGTAAACTTAAGTATTTGTCCAGAATCTTGATTGCCTGTTGTCTAAACTCCTGCACCGTAGTGACAGGGACAATAACCATGCGGTTGGAATCAATCTTGCGAGACTCAATCATACTCTTACTAATAGCAGACTCAGACTCAAAATAGATTACACCTGCATCAGGATCCATCTCAAGAAAATGCTTGACAATACCAAGGCAATAGAAAGTCTTACCAGTTGAAGACTCGCCTGCCAGAGCTGTAATCTTATTCGACGGGATGCCACCATAGATTGATCCAGATACCAGTGCGTTGAAAATACAACTACCAGTATCAATATAAGCAGCGGTGTCACCCGCAGCAACTCCGTCTGAAACCAGACCAGCGTATTCATTATCTATCTCCTTTACGATGTCCGAAAGAAAATTCACGACCACAATGCCTCCAAGGTGTTTACTTTTTCAGGTTTCCAACCAATAGTGTCTAAGATCACAGTCAAAGGATCAAGGAAACTCTTCTTAAACTGTAGATCATAATCGATACTTTTGTCAAGTCCAAACTCGGTTGGGAGAGTCTGGAAAAATGAGATAACATTCTCATTGATTTTGTTTGGTGTCCTCAACATCACATATTTGATCTTCTCACCCTCTTGGATAATAGGATACTTGTGTGCGAGTTTTCTCTTCTTGATATAGAAGTTATATAACAGTGCTCCACGCACATGCATAGGACACCCCTTGCCATAGATGGTAGACGGTGACGAATTCTTTGTCACGTTGTTACATCCACGGGGAAATGCAATGTCTTCTACAGGCATCGCCTCAAACTTCTCACGGAAGTCAGCAATAAACTTTTGCAATTCACTCTCTGTGCCATTCATGATGACCTTCAGAGCGTCTTTAATAGCAGTCCTACAAGGTGCAGGAGTAGAAGACTTGACTGCTTCAATGCCGTTGATCTTTAGTTTAGGAGTCTTGTAGCGGACACCTTCAGAGTCAAACACATTGAGGATATATCTTTTCTTAGCAGTCCAGATGCCACGGTTAGCGATATTCTCTCGCTTCATAAACATCTTCTGAGCGTAGGCATTTACATAGGACGCCAACGCTTCATAAGAATCTCCAATATACTTCTCAAATTCCACTTGACACACCTTGTCAAGGAACCTAACAATACTCTCATCGCTCTTCTCTCTGCCCTTGAATACCTCGTGTACAAAAGGACCCAGATTGAGATAGATGGAATCAGTATCAGCAGCGATAACGTAGTCAGCATCAGTTGTCCTCAATATTTTGTTGAGGTAAGCATTCATTTTGTTTTGTATCCATCGGATGCTTACCTGTCCCGATAGAGTAATTGCTTCAGCATTTGCAAGATTGTAATACCTGAAGTATTGATTTCCGATGGCCCCATAAGCGGAGTTGAGTTGTATCTTTCTTGCCATTTGGATGTTGTTGAATTTGGACACATCCTTTTGTAATGCCAAGGTCTCTGCAGGTGTGGTGGCATCTTCAAGATTTTGCTTAGCGGCAAGCATCCTCTTCTTGTATATGGTTCTTTCATCGTAGATCCTCTGCATCATTTGCGGAAGGAAACCATGTATGTCCTTGCGATACTGAGCACCGTTAGCACATACACACCCATCACCTTCAAAGGTTACTTCTTCATCAAGAATTCGATCAACCGTAACCGTTGGATGTCTCTCATCGAGGAGGGTTTCTGGGGAAATATTGTACTGCATAATAAGATGAGGGTAGAGACTGTTAAGGTCAAAAGACACCACCCAATCATAGCTTCCAGGAATCGGTTCTTTGACATATGCCCCCGCATATTTGTCATCCTTCTTAGTAGTTATACGAGGTGGCACCACAATGTTACGACCCTTAAGATCACTGAAGATCATAGTGTCCCACATGCGGACCTGAGAATATACATCCTCAAGGTTTACCTTGGCATCATATGCCATGGTAACTGCCAACTCGATTAACTTCATCTTATCTTCCAGACTGTCAACCAGATTCACGTCATGGATGTTGTATTCCACGAAGCGTTGCCAGTCAGACGTGTAGAAATCCTTGAAGTTTTCAAACTCAGAGTGGTCCAACTTCTTATCACCCAACTCGACCATAGCGATATGATCTAGGCGATAGGATTCCTGATTGGTGTAAGTGAATTTCTTATAGAGATCGAGATAATCCAGAATCGCTACACCAGTAATATCATAGGCAATGTTTGTGCGTCCTTGGATTCTGATCTCTCTGTCCTTCACCCTATTCCAAGGTGAAAGACTCTTCTTCCACTTCTCACCTAACACCCGCTCGATACGACGACAGATGTAGGGGATGTCATACAGGTTGTTATTCCACCCAGTGATGATGTCAGGGGTATTCTGACCCCACCATGAGTGAAAGTCCTGCAGCATCTCCTGCTCTGTCCAGAAGACACGATATTCAATACCTTGAGGGGGGACAAACTCTCGGGTGCCCCAAGTGATTGTCTCTTTAGTATTGAAATTCTTCATCGTAATGCATAGCATCTCCTCAGCAGATGCTTGCACGTCTGGGAATCCATTCTCACAGGCGACCTCAATATCAATAGTCCAGATTTTCATCTGAGACATGTCATAATCAATCTCGCCTTTCCATTTTTGAGCGATGTGTTGGTAAACAAACCGCTCGTATCCGTGGACTTCCAAACCCGATGCGCCCTCATACTGTTTGATAAACTCCCGTGCTTCACGGGCACCATCAAACTGTTTAGGGAAAGCATAACGACCATCTAGTGTCCTAAACTTACTCTTCTTCTGTTGCGCTTGGGGCACTAGAAAAAGAGTAGGGCGAGACTTCTCCCGATACTGCACGGGGGATCCGTGCTCGTAACCTCGGATGAGAATGTCATCGCCCAGTAGACAGACACTTGTATAAAAATCACTCATTAACTGCTTTCTGGTATGCTGCCAGCACTGCGGGTGCAGGATCCAGTATAGACATAATATCCGTAGAAGTCAAGAAGATAAATCTTTGGTCGGTATGCAGTGGATACACATGGACGTGACCCTCTGTGCATATAGTATATGAATCCTCTAGTAGAAGACTCGGCTCTTCATCCATCTCGACGAGTTTACCAATGAGGTAAGTGTCTGGATTGTTTTTTAGAATTAAAACTTTAATCATAGATCTCTTGCAGTGGCATCTTCCTCGTCAAAGTAGACGCTCATACCAGCGGGTTTGTGCGACTTTAGTATGGCCTTGTAACTTTCGGTGACGTTTTCGTGTGGATCACCAAGACTCACAACTGACATTACAGATACAATATTGTTACCAATAGTCAGTGGAGACCATGGATACAGTTTGATCTGGACATCTGTCAGGTCCATCTCATCAGGGGTAGTTTCTTCCCCTTGGAAGTCAAACATCTTGTCTGCGGGTTGCTCAATCACTACTGAATAGGGTTGAGTAAACTGATACGCGAGAGGCAGAGTATGGTCTTCGGATGCCCTGACTTCTTTAACGTCAGCGATTACGTCCTCGCCGCTTTGCATTCTTGCGATTTTTACGCTCATAATCTTTTTCCATTAGTTGTTCGTAAGTCCCCTGCACCATTTCTTCAAAGGCACGGCGTGCTGAGATATTCTTCTCATCAGCAAGGACGTGGACATACTGCATAAACGTTTCCATCTTATCAGGTGGCACGTCTAGAGTAAGTGTTTCGCTCTTCTCTGTGTATGCTCTACACAGATTAACATACATATTCATTAAAATCAACTCCAAACAAAAAAGAGACCCCCGCACGAGTGGTCTCTTCAGTTGCATATTATATATGCTAGTAACGGGAGCATGTCAATCTATTTTCATCTGATGCACTGCACCATTGTTTAACGTATGCATCTGCGTCTAGATTCATGTTGTAGTGTGCATGATTGTGGAGCATCCCAATCATGATCAATGCTCCTACCGTCAGTATATTAAAGTGCGTTACTGGATGGAGAAGAATCACCTTGAGGTAGTGCCGCATTTTGAATTTCATAAACCCTTCGTTTCTGATGCTCAGGAATGATCTTATGTAAGTCTATCACAAGCATACCATTTATGAAACTAACTGTGCCGACTTCAACATCATCTGACAGGTTGAAACCTCTAACGAAACTCCTAGTAGCGACACCCCTATGGACATACTCTGATGTATCTGTGTCCTTTGACTTGGACTTGATCATCAAGACATTGGTTTCTGTAGTTACCTCAATGTCCTCTGGTGCCCAACCAGCAAGTGCTAATTCAATTCTCCACTTGACGTTTGATTCCTTAACAATATTGTAGGGAGGATATTGACCCTTTACTGATCCTGCCCCATACGCATGTAGTCTGTAGAATAGGTCGTCAAAACCTACTGAAAATTTTTGTGACGCATCAAAAATAGCGTCGATGTCTTGCGACGTAAACTTAGTAATGTCCATAGCTCCTTATAAAGCGAGTGGTTATGTATGGTCCCCGAAGGCAACCACGAGTATTTATAAACTTCGGCCATGTGGTTAACCGTAAACATATTCATCTTGCTAAATAGGCTTAGCACTTTATTTCGATGGACATGAGAAAGTCTCTGCTTCCTATCGTTATGTTATTGATGACAACGGGTGCCGCCCAAGCAGGTGGTCTCGTTACTAAACATGCTTCTAGTGTGCAGTTGACTGTAGATGCAGCTCGGACAACATCTTCAAGGGTGGGTAACTCGTACGCAATCTCAGGTAGCGGTGTAAATACCACCGATGGCACGACCGCTGGCACTATTTCCACAGGCACAATCACTTCAGGCGTATTATCGCCAGGTGCTATTGCTGCCACACAGGCAAGTAACGGCAGTGCATTTAGCTATAGCCAGTCGTTTACTCAAGGTGATGCCATACCAACTTCTGCCGTAACAGTTGGCACAGTTGGCAATTTCTCTAGTCAAACATCTCATGCTGCTGGTACGAAAGACACACTCGCAGGTACTGTCTTGACCACTGGTGCCCTTACGGTAACAGCTGGTGGAGCGGGCACATCTGCAACGGGACAATTCGTTTCAGAGATTACCGTCATTGACTAAATTACCTAAGGAGATTCGCGATGATTCTAAAGATAAGTCGCTGGTCTGTCCTTGTTGCGGTGGGTGCATTGTCCATACATGCTCCTGCATCGGCGGTCCCCGTGGTCCCGAATTTCACTCAGGGCTCAATGACCAGCCACACGGAAACGACTTCCAAAGTGACGGAGACGATAAACAGCATGGACTACAACACGGGATATCAATATTCCGTAACTGGCTCAGGCGTTACCGCTTCTGGTAACCTAAATCCTGGTACAGGATCAAACAATGTAACTATTGATGGAGTGACCTCATCATGGACAACAGTAACGGGCAAACCGTCCTTTACACAAACAACGCCAGGTCAGGCGTTTCAATTTACGGAAACACTACAAGGACCAGGTTTAACACAGCAGACAATCATCCAAAGAGTAACAGAAGTTACAAGCGTAACCGATACCACAAGTATCTTTACCCAGTAATTGCTCTGTTTATTGCAGCACCAGTTAACGCTGAAACTGTGGGCGGTGTGAGTGCAACAGCATCTCCCATCGCCAATAGTTCTGGCTCAGTGACCAATCAAGCTATTCAGGTTTTACAGGGACCGTATATAACTAACACATATGGGAATGGCATTCAGTGTCAAGGTCCCACTATGAATTTTACACCCTATGTAACAGGCACAGCATCAGCACAGAAACCATTTGAAGGATACTATCAGGATCCTGTGTATGACATGCGTGACCTCAATGAAGATGGATCACTAGATAATCCTGGCGACATCCTCTACCACGTCCCCACTAGGACTGGACAGAAGGATAACTACAGCATAGGTATAGGTTTCTCTGCCACATGGTCTAGACCATTGGACAAAGAGTTACAAGCACAATGTAAAGAAGCAGCTGCTGCTAACATCGCAATGATGCAACAACTAACTGCTAATAAGCGTCTCGACTTTGAGATCGCGAGACTAAAAAATTGTGGTAATTTATTGAAAGAGGGAATTCGATTTGCACCTGGCACAAAGTATGCATCTATATGTGCAGACGTGCAGGTAAGTAATGTGAATCTATTACAGAATCATACTCATTCTATTCCTTCCCCTTCAACTTCCGAATCGCACGATTCCGAATCCTCTGCTCTTGGCGGCGAAACATCACAGACTCAATCGGAGTCTTCTTCCCTCGGAGATTCGCTATCTTCTTCATCAACTTCTTCACAGCAGGTTTTATCGCTTTCAGAAGCAGATCGGCAAGCGGTTTTGCGAGCAGTGCAGAAGTCGTTGCAACGACAGCAATCGATGCAGTCGCAGTAACAGCACCAGCACTAGGTATATTTCCTACAATCTGATCAGGAATAGATAACTTCTCTGTTACCTGAATACATTCCTTACCAACCAGTCGATACTCAGTGACTTTCTTGTCACCCTTGATGTGTCCGACTGGTTCTTTTAATTTCTGTGCTTCCGTAGGACACTCTACCTTTGCCGTCGATGTGTTACCTGTATCTGGTATCGGAGGAGTCTTTACTTCAGGCGTTTTAGTAGGTGATATGGGAGGGACTGGAGCTTCATACTCAAAGTCCAACTTATTACTGTCATAGTCTAGTGGATTAAAAGATGGCACACCTGCGTCACAATATGTGACCACTCCATTTTCATCATCATCACTGACTGTATTAGATTTATTATTTGATTCGTGTGCTTCTACACATCCAGGTATATCTACAATAGGGACACCGACCTGCTCTGTAATAGGGACAGTAGGCGGCACCGCTAAGGGAGGAGTTACAATCCAGTCACGGACTTCAGGAATTGTGACATCCCTAATATCAATATTTGTAGTGCTGATATCAGGAATCTCAGGCATAGGTTACTACCAATACAACACGACGATCTTTCTCAGGAAGAGCATGGCAGTGTGGTCCTTCAAATAAACATGCAGAGTCTTCCTCTGGGAAGAATTTTTCATCTCCACAGATAGTTTCTCCCCCAGCATCTGTCAAATATATAATGACATTTTTATGTGGGAAAGTATGATCCTCATGCACAGCACCAATCTTAGGGTTGGATGACAACGGCTCAATAGCATTTCCATTCATCCTCAAGAGATAGTTTATTTCCATGTCATCATTATTCTGACAAATCTGAGTAAAGACAACTTGGAATAACTCTAGGTGATTAGATATTTTCTTTGGGAATCCAGCAACCTCAGGTCTTTCTAAGAATACATGACTGTAGAAATAGAAATCATCCAGTTGGTTTTGCGTCCGATACCATGGGAAAAACTCACCTAATACTGCGTTTTTTAAGTCAAGATAGTCTCTTGTTTTGGGCACGAAGAGTCTTTTCATAATTAAAATCGAAATGTCTTTTAATCAGGAGCAACTTAGAAACAGTTAACTCCTCTGAATAAAATTTTATAGGTTGTTTACCGTGTAAATTGTCACCACTCATACTTAACAATCATTGAATACTGATCCTACTTGGGATCCTACTTCAGACCCTGCCTTCTGTCCTAGAAGCAGTGCCCATCCTCCTGCTAACCATCCAACGTAAGGGATGTTAGCGACTGCAGGGACGACGAGACCAGCAGCAACACTAGTTCCTGCCATTGCACCTTGTGATCGTGCTCCAGCGTCCGCCGCTATGCACGCGGCGTCTACACCTGCGCTCTTTCCCAACTCACCTATTTCACCTCCTGCCATGTTGCGTGTGCCGTCCATCGTATATTGATCATATCGATACTCGTCACGCTTCTCAGTGCCACCACCAAACAGACCACGCTTATCCTTGTCGAGTTTAAGAGATCTCTCAGACTCTAGGATGGCAGGATCATTGGCCTTGTATTCAATACTGTAACCATCCTTACCCGCTTCAACTTTGAAGGAAGAGTAAGGCGTCCCTTGCGGGATGTTAATAGTAGGGACCTGTGGAATCTCAGGTTGCTTTGGTTTATGAATTACATACCCAAGCAAACCAATATGTGCGACGGCAAATACACCACCGACCGCACCTACTGCTATCTTTAGTTTGTTATTCATGGTAGGTTAGGGATAGATGCACCTCCAGTTGCCTTAGGCAACTCGGGTTTAGCAGAGTCCATCAACGATGGCAAAGCACCAGAGATTGCTTCTGTTGCTGCAGCAGCAACCTTACCCATCAACTGAGCTTGGAGTGCCTCTCTCTGCATATAAACATATACACCACCACCAACGATGGATGCAGTCCCAAGGAATGACAGGACTGCTAAGGTGTTAATTACCTTTTGCATTTTTTTCCTCCTCTTTTCCGATTGACGGGGCTTTCTTTGGAGCACTGCCATTTTTAGACGGACTTAATCCGAAGGCAGCTAACGATCCAGAAAAAACTGAAGCTATGAAAGTCGGATCAAAATCTAGAATCTTTTGTCCGTTAGGAAGTCGAACGTAACTGAAGGTGAGTAGGGATGCGGACCAAATCAGGACCACAACTTTCACTAAATTACCAAGAACTTCACTCTTGTCTTCATCATTATCCTTCTCATCTACAGCAGGCTTTGTGTCTGCCATAATGATTTATACCTCTGCAGGTTGTTTTTTCTTTCCAATATTATATTTGGACTCTAGAGTCCAATCACCTTTGTCCTTGAAGGACAAAACTTTGATTTGGTTGAGGGGTGCCAGATCAGCAACCTCTTCCTCGCGAGCAATGTCTATCAGACCCCAATCTGATAGCAACTTTGCAATGCGATTTCTACGTTGGACATCATTCGTAGTGATGTTTGTTGGTTTACCATCCAACGCAAACAACTCTTTGAAGTGTACAACGTAATATTTACCACGTTTGTGGAGAATGTGACAAGACTGATACAATTTGCGCTCTTTCCTAGACGCAACACCAATACGGGTGAGGGTTTCTCTAACCTTGAGAAAGTCGTCGGGCTCTTTAAGCGTCACTTCTAGCATCATGTCTTGAGACCAGTTGATCTCATCGCTCATTTCTTACCTCCAGTATTCAATTTAGATGCAATAATTTGTAGTTGGGTCTGGGTTAGAATCTTTAGTGCCGCTTGTGCTTTTTCAGTGTTGTAACCATAGTATTTTTTAACTAGGTCAAGATCACCGTCCTTTATCTTCTTGTCCCATGGAGAAAATCGTTTTGATTTTCTCACACTATATAGGTAATACGAATATTGTAGATCGTTATCTAAACTTTGACAGGAATTCATCTCATTAGCATGCATCAATGTGTCGATGTGATGCATCATACACTTGTTAATAACAAATGCTGGATACTTATTCATAGCAACAGGATCTTCTCTAAGATCTCCCTGCTTTAGATTGATGCTGTTAAGATAATCTTTGAGAGGAATATCATACTGTTTCATAAAGAGATGCCAAAGGGGTGGATTCAGTGAAGTTAGTGACTAGCAATTCTGTCTTGAGTTTATTATCTGCTCTGTGTTTCATACCATAGGTGATCTTAAACTCTTCTTGGTTGAAGTCACTGTATGCTTCTTTCAATTCATCATCAACGTTGTATGTTACCAACCATTTGTGAGGACATACCTTACAGTCTTCCACAAACTGAGTGTGATTAAAATTCTTATGCATCTCTGCGTTGGTGCCGTAGAGATATGTGTTGATCTTGTAGGGAGGATCTAGAAAAAGGAATACATCCTTCCTCTTACACATCTCTCTATTCATCACAAACTCATAGTCATGATTACTAATGTGCCAGTGTTGAATAATCTCAGAGATATTCTTGAGATGATGAGCACCACGAGTGGTAAAGTTTTGTCTAGATGCAGTCTTGGAGAAGGAAGAGTTTTCTGTCAACCCAGAATAACTGCACTTATTAAGAATCCAAAAAAGCACAGCTTGGCGAAAACGATCCGCTTTGGATATTTCAGACTTAGCAGATAGAAACAATTCTTTAGCACGTTCGTCGGTGCTGTTTTCGACTTTGATATTGTAGAGAGTATCAGAGAGCTCATCGCCACGTTCTTGTAGCATCTTCCAGAAGCTGTAGAGGTATTCATATTTGTCATTGATCCATACAGGAATATCAGGGTATTTTTGAGAGAATAGTAGTGCTACACTACCGCCGCCAACAAACGGCTCACGGAATTCTTTAATCTCACTTGGGAATCTTTCAAGTAACATCTTTGCTACCCTTGATTTACCACCAGGATAACGGAGTGGGGTTTTCAAATACTTCATTCTATAGAAACTTTAAGTTGTGGCATTTCCCATGGACCTACATTTATATTACCACAGGGGAATACATTGAATGAGATAGTCCAACGGTCATAATTATCTAGTTGACGACCTGAGTAGTGTCGTAACCAAGAAGGGAAGAGGATTAGTTTATTTTCCTCCGCATCAAATTTTTCATTGATTCCCCACTCTCTATCCATCATATCACCTTGGAAGACATCTAGTGTGTCATATGTCCGAGGTGTAACAGGATCGTCAAAGAAAGTAGGAGCACCAGTAGTGAGGTAATAGACAGCACTTAGATAAGACATTGGATGTCTATGTAAAGGGTGTCCAAACCCACTTCCAGCGGGTGCATGATTAAACCACATAGAAGAGATCTCTAGGGCATCACAGTAGAGTTTATAGGTATACCTATACTCCGCTAAACAGTCCCAGAAAAATTGTCTCAACTCTGTGATAGGACCATCTTCAATCTTATGAAGATCAGGACGTGATGTGATAACACCCTCAGGAAAGTTTGATTGCTGAGCAGGGTAACCATGCATGGATTCAATCACACGTTGGTTAAGAGTATCGTCAGGTTGTTTATATGTCCTGCACACGACAGGAAACATATGTAATTCAGTCCCTTGCATATTCATCTAGTTTCAATGGTCCAAGATCTTTCCATCCTTCAACCTTAAGTCTGGCCATAGGTAAACCATGCCCGCCACTATTGACATCTCCTGATGGAAAAGTATTGAATGCGATAGAGTATCTATCAACTTCTTCTGCATTAGGTGCAGAAGCATGGACCAGATAACTAGGGAATAATAATAGACCCCCTTCACCACCATGGTATCCTAACTCACGATTGACTGTGCCATCTAAGTAGAAAGATCCCCACTCCCTTTGAAAGAGAGGATCTATGAATACTGTAGGAGCACCACCAGTGAGGTAAAAGATACCACTGTAATAGGACATAGGATGTCTATGGGCATCGTGGTGATGACCAGACCCTGCTACAGATTTGTTTGCCCATGCCTTATTGATAACCAATCGGTCACAGTTAAGACCTGTATCAACGTGAATAGTATCTACACACTGTTGAAACCACGACATAAGTGGGTGGAAAGATTCTTGATCTTGAATATCAGCAGTGGTAAGCACACCCGTAGGTTCATTAAAAGATCTATACTCCTGCTTTTCTACAAGAGATAGAGTAGTGTCAAGAAGAAGTTTACTACAGCGAAACTCATAACACTGAATAGGAAAAAAGTTTAGCGGTAGATAATTCTGTCTCATATCACACCATTATAGTTGTCAGGCTCTGCTCTGAGAAGGACTCCATCAACTTTGTTAATCAAATCCTCAAGAGAGTAGTGCAGTTTACGATACCCACCACCAACGTAGATCTGTCCTAGGACTACTGCAATAGTTGCAGCACCCCAAAAATAATAGTAATAAGGTGACTTCACTTGCTTTTTCATAATACGAGTTTCTTCTTACTAGGCGTTTCAATTACACTAAACATCTTTCCAAACTGCTCGACTACTCCCTCCTGAGTATCAGTGGGACCATAGACAAGATAATCTTTAGGCACAGTTACTGGAGTGTCACGACCAGCGAGCAAAGGTGCCCATGGAGCAAATCCTAGAGTGCCTTGCCCATTAGGGATGGCAACAATGGGATTAGCAAGAGTGACATCAGTATCAGTCTCTTCAATCAGGTCAGCAACTACGTCTTCACCTGATTTCATACGCATCAATTTAACATTCATGAATCTAATTCAGTAAGGGTTTCCCATCCATTGACAGAAACTTCTGCCATGGGTCTATCATATGCACCTGTGTTAATAACACCAGATGGAAATGTGTTAATAGCAATAGTAAATCTATCTATATCACTTTCATTCTCTACACTCCCA